ACGTAAACCTGATTCAAATGGGATGGTAGATTGGTTTAGAATAGAAACTAATGTTTATCAAGTAACAAGCCATGAAAATGTTGATCAAACAGGTAAGCCTCCTAGAATATTTGTTTTTAGAGTTGTGCCTTACAAAGTACACCATAGTAAATTTAGAAGTCCAACCGAAAAAAGTAAAGGAATACAAAATTTAAAAAATATAGCGGCAAAAGAATACAACTATATCTATACTGGGCAAAACAAAGATATTATAAATTTTGATATAAATTTTAATCATGCATTTTTTACAAGTATAGCAGGAGATTTTGGACAAAAAACATCGGACAGTTTGACATCTGAAAGTGGTGCAAAAGCCGCAGGAAACAAAGTAGCATCTCCTGGAGCAACTACTGGAGACACTAACAGTACAGAAAATTCAAAAACAAATGCATCTATAAACACAGGCAATCCTACAGACGGCGGCGGTCCTATGGTCCATCCAGAAAGTGTTGTTGCTAGAAATTTTAATGAAGCATTAATGAATAGTCCAGTTGATTTAGTTATGTTAGATTTAGAAATCTGGGGAGATCCATATTATATTGGTGATAGTGGTATGGGAAATTACAGTGCGGCTCCTGGACCTAGCTTTAATATTACAAGTGACGGAAGTATGGATTACCAAAACGGAGAAGTAGACATAGAAATTAATTTTAGAACACCTATTGATTACGCTGGGAACTATATGGAATTTCCAGGAGGAGGGTACGGACCAGTAGGAGCATTTAGCGGATTGTATCAAGTTTTGTTTTGTAACAATAAATTTAGCAAAGGTCAGTTTACACAAACGTTACAAACAATTCGTAGACCAAAACAAGAAAGCGATACAAAGCAAGTAGCACCAGATGCTACAGGAGCAGTAACTACAACAGAAGAAAACAAGCAAATTTCTACTACAGAAGCAAAAGTAGAAGGCGGAAAAGACGGTCAATCAGGACCACCGCCAGGACATCCTGAATATAATAAAGGTGGCAACACATCACCTTCTAAACAACCTAGTTCAGGATTTATAAAAGGCACTAATGCACGTAGAATGCCTGATGGCAGAATAGTAGGTGGATTGTAATGTCAGAAGAAATACGTAGTCCCGCACCGAAAGCTGAAACAGTAAAAAAATTAGAAGGTCCAGGACCGTTCTTAGCTGTTGTAAGAAACCATTTAGATCCTGAATATATGGGAACCTTAGAAGTTGAATTATTAAGACATGCTTCTGAAGGCGGAACACCTGATGCAACTGGACAGGTTGCAGTGGTAAGTTACCTAAGTCCATTTTATGGTATCACACCATACAGAGGCGTAAGTGAAAATGAAGGTTTCGATTATACGCAAAAAAGCTATGGATTTTGGGCAGTGCCACCTGATGTAGGTACAAAAGTATTAGTAATTTTTGCAGAAGGGAACAGAGGTAAAGGTTATTGGATAGGCTGTGTACAGGACGAAAATATGAACTTTATGGTTCCTGGTATAGCAAGTACTACATATAATGATGAAGACACAACGAAATCAAAACCTGTAGGAGAGTATAACAAAAAAACAGAAGAAGCAAACAGTAGAGATAGCACACAATATATAAAACCATGTGCAATGGATTTATGTAAAGTTCTTGAAAATGCAGGCTTGGATAGTGACCCTGTTAGAGGTACAACAACATCAAGTGCTAGAAGAGACTTACCTAGTATGGTTTTTGGTTGGAGTTCGCCAGGACCTTTAGACAGACGAGACGGCAAACCAACAGTAAAATCAGGAGAAAAACTAAGTCAAATTGACACACCTGTAAGTAGATTAACTGGATCTAGCATTGTAATGGATGACGGCGATCCTACTTTATTTAGAAAAGGACCTGCGAGAGGAGAAAATTCTGTACCTAGTGAATATACTACTCTAGATAAAGGTGGCGATCCTATGATACCGCACAACGAATTACTAAGAATTAGAACTAGGACAGGACACCAAATTTTATTACATAATTCTGAAGACTTAGTTTATATTGCCCACGGTAGCGGAGACAGTTGGATTGAAATGACAGCAAATGGAAAGATTGATATCTATTCAAAAGATAGTGTAAGCATACATACAGAAAATGATTTTAATTTTAAAGCTGATAGGGATATCAATATAGAATCTGGAAATAATATTAATATCAAAGCAGGCAATCAAATGATAACAGAAACAGGTGCTAACTACGAAGTAAAAGTAGGAGCAGACGGCAAAATTACCTGTGCTGGAACAAGTAATATTAAATCTAAGCATCATTATGAAACAGCAGATAGAATAGATATGAATGGCCCTCCGGCTGCAGAAGCGGCATCTGCACCTGTGCCAACTAGAGTGCCTAAAAAAGGATCATGGACAGGACAAGAAAATAAAAATCCTTTAGAACATACACCTGAAAAAACAGATAGTGATCTTGAAAAAATAAAAGCCGGAACTGCAAACGCTTCTAGTGATGATAAAAACAAGGAAAAAAATCCTGAAGATACTTTTAAGAAATGTGCTACTGAGGCACCTCCTGAAGAAGAAAGCACAGTAGATGATGATCCTGTATCAGATAGCACAGATGTAACAAATTCAGATAATGCTACATTAGTAAATCAAAATGGAGTACCGCAAACAACTACTACAAATACACAAACTAATGAAGGTGGTACTACTACACAAACTAGTTCTACATCTACAACAACTGAAACAATAACATCAGGAGGAAAAGCTGTTTTAGTAGGTGATGATGGCAACGTTATTCCTGAAGCATCTGCACCTAAACAAATAGCTGTTGCAAGAAATGCTGACGGACAAATAATATCAAGAACAGTAGAAATAGAAGGTGTTGACGAAGATGGATTTGCATATACCGAAACTAAACGTATTGCTGTAGATCCGAGTACAGGAAAAGACATTGACGGACCAGTAAAAGTATCACAATATGCTTCAAGCAATGCTAATAAAAATAAAATAGAATATGAAGGTGGCGCACAACCTAGTAATTCATTTGAAGACGATGAAGATCCATATGCAGATCTTACAGATGAGTACCTAAATACCTAAGGTAAATACGTTATGAGCACAGTAGAGAAAAAACTTTATGAAGAAATTACAGTAAAAGGTAATACTAGACCTGACTATGGCATAGGGTCAAAAACATATAAAGGATTTTCAACAGTTAATCCAGATCAAAACGGTTTCAATTTATATGATTTTGAAATTATAAAACAGGATATAATTAATCATTTCCATATTAGACAAGGTGAAAATCTAAGTAATCCTAATTTTGGCACAATTATATGGGACGTATTATACGAGCCTCTTACAGAAAGGTTAAAACAAATTATTGTAGAAAATGTTACTGAAATTGTAAATTATGATCCTAGAGTGAATGCTGTAAATGTTACTGTAGATCAATATGAAAGTGGATTACAAATAGAAGCAGAACTTGTTTTTCTTCCTTATAATATTGTCGAACAAATGCGGTTTACATTTGATCAAAATAACGGATTTTTGACAACATAAATTATATACGCAGTTTACTAAAACTAATAAATACTGCTAATAAACAAGGAAAGCAAGATGTCCTCAACAGATAGACAAAATAGACTACTCGTAGCCGAAGATTGGAAACGTATCTATCAAAGTTATAGAAACGCAGATTTCAAATCTTATGATTTTGATAACTTGCGTAGAACAATGATAAATTATCTACGCCAAAATTATCCTGAAGATTTTAATGATTATATAGAATCATCAGAATATCTTGCACTTATAGATTTAATTGCATTTTTAGGTCAGAACTTTGCTTTCCGTTCAGACTTGAATGCAAGAGAAAACTTTTTAGAACTTGCAGAACGTAGAGAATCAGTGTTACGTTTAGCTCGCACTCTGTCTTACAATCCCAAGCGTAATCAGGCTGCTAACGGATTATTAAAAATTGAAAGTGTTCAAACATCAGAATCTGTAAGAGATTCAAATAATATAAATTTAGAAAACCAAACTATTGTTTGGAATGACCCTAGTAATTCTAATTGGCAAGAACAATTTACAAAAGTTTTAAATGCCGCTTTACCAATAAATGGCACTGTAGGCCGTCCTGTCAAAAAAGAAACAGTAAATTCTATTCCTACAGAACAATATAGATTGAACAGCACAAATAGCACAGTGCCAGTTTTTGGCTTTAATAAAACTATTAGTGGTGTAACTTCACGTTTTGAAATAGTTAGCACTGATATCTCAAACGGTAGCATTATAGAAGAATTTCCTTATCCAGGAAATAATTTTGCATTTTTATATAGAGATGATGGAAAAGGTCCAAGCAGTACTAACACAGGTTATTTTTGTCATTTCCGTCAAGGAACATTAGATAACGGATCTTTCAACGTAGGTGCTCCTAGTACAAACCAAGTTGTTGCAATAGATGCGCCAAATGTAAATAATTCAGATGTTTGGTTATACAGCGTAGATGAATTTGGTTTAGAACAAGAGTTATGGACTAAAGTAGATGCAGTAGAAGGAAATAATGTTGTTTATAATAGTCTAAGTAAAAGTATAAGAAATATTTATAGTGTTCTTACAAGAGCAAATGATAGAATCAGTTTAATTTTTGCAGACGGAACTTTTGGTAATTTACCTCAAGGAAATTTTAAAGTTTATTATAGAACAAGTAAAAATGAAAGATTAATTATAGATCCAAGTGATATGCGTGGAGTAAGCATAAATGTTCCGTATATTTCTAAATCAGGAAAAAATGAACAACTATCAATAGTATTTCAATTAAAATATACTGTCGACAATGCTAGTATAAGTGAAACTAGTGCAAGTATTAAAAGAAATGCTCCTGCTAATTATTACACACAAAATAGAATGATTACAGCAGAAGATTACCAGATTGCTCCTCTTACAAGTAGCCAAGAAATTATTAAAGTTAAAAGTGTAAACAGAGTATCAAGTGGAATAAGCAGGTACTTAGATCTTGTTGATGCAACAGGAAGATATAGTAAAACAAATTTGTTTGCAACTGATGGAATTTTGACTAGAGAATATTTAGATACTAAAGAAGGTTTTGATTTTGTTACAAAGACTGATATTGAGGGTGTAATTGCAAATATTATTGAGCCTATTTTAAATAATAGAAAAGTTAAAAATTATTATCTTACTAAATTTCCAAAAACCTTAGTTGGAGACTTGAATTTAACATGGAAAAGTGTAACTAAAGATACAAATTTAAACACAGGTTATCTTACAAACTCCGTTGGTATTACACAACAGCTTGGATCTTTTACAGCTAGTGTATTAAAATTAATTAAGCCGGGAACATTACTTAAATTTCAACCACCTTCTGGTAAGCATTTTATGAAAAATAATGAACACGGATTAATGAATGGCCCTGCTGATCACCCTAATAGTGTCGAGTACAAATGGGTAAAAGTAAACAGTGTACTAGGTGACGGAACTACAAACTCTGAAACTGGAGAAGGCCCAGTTGCAATAAATGATATTATTCCTGAAGGTGCAGAATTAGTGCAAGTCATTCCAAGAATTGCAAATAAAATACAAACACCTGTACAAACACAAATAGTAAATCAAATTTTTGCATATAAAACATTTGGTCTAAGGTTTGATACTAATGTTGGTGAATGGCGTCTTATAACAAGCACAAATTTAGATAGTGCAAGTGAATTCAATATTGGTAAAACTGGCGACAATACAAATCAGCAATTAGATGCAAGTTGGTTATTATTATTTGAAACTAATGGAGAAACATATACTATCACTTATAGAGGAGGAAGATACCTTTTTGAAAGTGATGAAGAAATAAGATTTTATTTTGATAACAGTGACAAAGTTTATAATAATAGAACAGGAAAAATTATAAAAGATAAAATTAGTGTCTTGAATATAAATCAAAAAGATCCGTCTGCAGATCCATTACCTTTTACTGTTGATTATGATTGGGAAATTGTAGAAGATTACAGAGATACTGAAGGTTATGTCAATAGTAAAAAAGTACAAGTAAGTTTCTTTGACGAGGATGACGACGGAGTTGTTGATGATCCCGATTTATTTGACGTTATTGTTAAAGAAACAGTCAATCCTTTAACAAAATATGTATTTTCTGAAAAAGTTGTTAGCATTGACGGGGTAGAAGAATATTTTTATAAACCAAACAGCACATTAAATATAATTGTTTTAGAAGATAAAGGATCTTTAGGATCAACATCTAGCTATGAAGACGGCCAAATATTTTATTATGTAAAAGAAGATTTATTTGAAACATTAGATAAATCTACAGGTAATCTAAATGTTAGCCAAAACTATAGGGCACAAATTGGCAGGGATAAACTTAAATTTCATTATGTGCATGCGGCAGACGAAAGCACAAGGATTGATCCTAGTGTAAGTAATATTGTTGATACATATTTGCTAACAAGGTCATATGATAATAATTTTAGACAATATTTAGATGAAACTATTAATCAAAAACCATTGCCACCTAGCAGTGATGAATTATTTTTGAGTTATAGTGCAAATTTAAATAATATAAAGTCACTTAGCGATGAAATAATATATCATCCTGTTAAGTATAAGATATTATTTGGCACAAAAGCAGACGCAGAATTGCAAGCAGATTTCAAAATTGTAAAAAATCCTGATATTGTTATAAATGACAATGAAGTGAAATCCAGAGTGATAAGTGCAATTAACGAATTTTTTGCTTTAGATAATTGGGATTTTGGAGAATCCTTTTACTTTACCGAACTTAGTGCATATGTAATGCAACAGCTATCGCCAAACATAGTAACTTTTGTTGTAGTTCCTAAACAAGAGAGTCAAAATTTCGGTAGTTTATTTGAAATAAAATCTGAATCTGACGAAATATTTATATCTGGTGCGACAGTTAGCGATGTAACTATTATTGACAATGTAACTGCAACAAGATTAAAAGCATCTGGTGCAATTACTACAAATGCAACATCTATAAACACTGGCATACAAAGTTCTTCAACAAATACTACAGGTACAGCATCTGTAGGCACAACTACTACTAGCTCGACTACCACAACCTCAAACACCTATAGCTCTAGTAGCTCTAGTAGCTCTAGTAGCTCTAGTGGATCAGGAAGCAGTGGATCAGGAGGTAGTGGCTCAGGAGGTAGTGGCTCAGGCGGCGGAGGATATGGCTACTAATGGCTTACAACAATGATCAAAGTGAACAACCATTACCGGGCGGTGCTAACGGAAGGAAACGTGAAAGTGCTAACCACTTACCTCGTTATTTTAGAACCCAGTCAAATAAAAAGTTTTTAAAAAGTACATTAGATCAACTTATACAACCAGGAGTTGTAGAAAAACTTAACGGATATGTTGGCCGAGAATCAGCAAAAGCATTTACTGTAGCTGACAATTATATATCAGATGTATCTGCCGATAGAAAAAATTATCAATTAGAGCCTGCATCTGTAGTAAAGGATAATTTAGGTAATGTAACTTTTTACAAAGATTACAATGATTATACAAATCAACTTAAAACACTTAATTCTGATAACAATGATCATAGTATATTAAACCAACAAGAATATTATGCATGGGATCCTCATGTAGATTGGGATAAACTTACTAATTTTAGAGAATATTATTGGCTACCTAGCGGACCACAAAGTTTTGGAGTGCCTGGAAATACTATTGATGTTGAAAGCACGTATACTGTAAGAGTTGCAGACAATGTTGATAATAATGCGTATCTATTTACACCTGATGGGCTTACACAAAATCCTACTATTACTTTGTATAGAGGCATAACTTATAAGTTTGATATTGATACACCAAATTTACCATTTACAATAAAAACTAAAAAAACACTAGCTGAAGGATTTGATTTAGATAGTTCAAGCATACTTGTCTTACAGGGTGTTAGTGTACAAGGCTTAGAAAAAGGCGTCAGCACATTACAGTTAGGTACTGACACTCCTGATGTGTTGTATTACATGGCATCAAATGACCTCCAAGCTAGTGGAACAATTATTGTTAAAGATATAACAGAAGCAACATTTATTGATGTAGAAAAAGAAATTATAGGAAAGAGGACTTATAAAGCAAGTAGTGGTGTTAATTTATCAAATGGTATGAAAGTTTACTTTACAGGACAAGTAGTACCAGAAAAATATGCTGAAGGCTCTTTTTATGTTGAAGGAGTTGGAGAGGCAATAAAACTAATTCCTGAAAACAATTTGAACATACCCACAGAATTCACAGATGATATAGAGATTGAATTTGATGCTAATGGGTTTGATAGGTTGCCGTTTGGGAAAGCTATTGGTTTTCCTAAAGAAAAAGATTATATTGTTGTAAACAGAGCTTCACAGGATGGAAATTTATGGACAAGATACAACAGATGGTTTCATAGAAGTATAATTGAAACAAGTGCAAAACAAAATGACGAACCAGTTGAAATAGATCAATCACAAAGAGCTAAACGTCCTATTATAGAATTTGAATCAAATTTGAAACTGAACAATTTTGGTACATTTAACAAAAAAGACGTAGACTTAATAGATGATTTCACAACAGATGTGTTTAGTACTATTGAAGGAAGTATAGGTTACAATATAGATGGAGTTGATATTGTAAAAGGAATGCGTATTTTATTTAC